CTCGTATGCTTTCGGCAATGCGGGATATTCTACACATCCTCGAAGCGGTAAAAGAAATCGGAATTTTAACAGAACTACCCAACAAAGAAAGCTAATAACCATGATTGAACCTCAAATCTTATACGGCGTTACATGCGACCGTTGCGGGGAGACCCTCATCAATAGCAATGACAATAGTGCTTGGTATGACCGCAGCACAGCGGAAGAAGAAGCATCCGAGGAGGATTGGCACTCGGTAAGCAGTCATCATTATTGCCCGAACTGCTATCGGGAAGATGACGACGGTAATCGAACTATTAAAGCACCATTTCCCTACTATGTGCAGAAAATCAACCGATTCATGAATCGTATAGCGAAATCCTACCCATGCCGCATTGTCGAGGAAGACGATCATTTCGCTCTTCATGGAAACACACAGGATGGCAAGCAGCTCGCTCCATGCGACGAAGAATGGGTACGATCCTACGCCGCCGACAAACTCCTCGGTATTCAGATGATCGACAAAGGATGCGCGAATGCCGAATATATCATCCGATTACGCAAAGAATAGAACCATGAAAATCAACAGACAAATAAACGAATGTCATTGCTACAACTGCCGAAAATACGAAGAATGCCAAACCAAAGGCGTATTCGACGATGATCCGGGCTTCGACTTCTGCGTAAACTATGAGGATGTGAGCTATCCCGATGACGATAACGATGAAAACGATTGAGCCATGAAAAGCGAAAAAGCAAAGGAATACATTACACATGCCACGTGTACGGCACAAGAGTATGCTGAAAGATTCGGAGGGCGCGAGTTGGTCGTGTCAAGATGGGATGTGTCTACCGCTATCGAACTTGCCGAGCAGGATGCCGAGATGCGAATGCGTGAGAAAGCGATTAAAGCGTATTGCAGCGAATGTGCATGCTATGAAACGGGGGCCTGCGCATTAGACCCCGACAAATGTGCGACAAAACTACTTTTTGTCCAAAACATGACCGAGGAATGAAAAGTCAGAAAGCAAAAGAATTTATAGACGGGTGCATGGCTCATCTCACAGTAGAGATGAGCGACCACGCCAAATGGCAGCTCCGGGCGGCAATGACCCATGCGGCCGAACTCGCCGAGCAAGAAATGGAGGGATTCTACACCTGCTGGATCGACCCGAAAGACTTCATGCCCGAAGCGAATAAGAATGTCCTCGTAAAATGTTCCAGCGGGGAGATTCAGACCGATTTCTATGCGCCTGAATTGGGCGGATTCTTCATCGAACACTCAACCCACGCCAAAGTCACCGGCTGGCGCGAAATGATGTAGCGATATGGGAATGCGAGGGACACGGGGAGGAACCCCAACCAAACCGAAACACACCGAGGAGAGCATCCAGCAGGCGTTGTATTGGAATCATCCAATTCTGACAAAACCCGCTTTCGAGATGGTCGGCTTCATCTTCTATGCGTGGGAATCCGATTATTTGGCAATCTCCAAAGCCGGATACGTGTACGAGTGCGAGATCAAGATCAGCCACTCGGATTTCCTGAATGAGGCAATCCATAAGCAGAATAAGATGCGCATCTTACAAGGGTTATCCGCCTCGGATGGAACAATTGACGATCGACGACCGAACTACTTTTGGTATGTCTGTCCGGAAGGGATCATCTCCGAGGCTGAATGCCCGAAGTTCGCAGGGCTGATGTATATCACCGATTCGGGCACATTCCGCTGCATCAAGTCCGCTCCATGCCTCCACAAGGCCAAGTACGACACGCAGGCCGATTTGCTCCGGCGGGATATGCGGGATAAGTTCTACTATGCAATGTGGAATTGGATTCGCCGCTATTGGCGCAACATCGGCAAGGCGAAAGATATTGCCCCGCAGACCGCTGCCGCATACGAGCGGGCATTGGATAAGCAAGTCGAAGAGGTTGCCGACCTGAAATATCGGCTTTCTTCTCTGACGCAATGGCGCGACATTCAGGCCGACCCGAAATGGGGATTTGCCACCGATGACGCCATAGATGAGATATTTCGCAATCTGCCGCGTCTTGTCAGGGACAAACGGGATGGGAGCATCGAACTCATCGACTACGATAATGCCGCCGAATGGCGCGGCGATTTAGAGCGCAAACCGAGCCTCTACCAATGGCTACCAATTAACGGAAATACACTATGAAAGACATAGAATTATTCAACGATCATTTTCAAAATTTCAAGGCATACGGCATCCCCAAAGCGCAGCTTATCATCGCCGATGTGCCGTATAACCTCGGTGCGAATGCCTATGCCAGCAATCCGGCATGGTATGTTGATGGCGACAATAAGAACGGCGAGAGCGCACTCGCAGGCAAGCAGTTTTTCGACACCGACAAGGATTTCCGGCCTGCGGAGTTCATGCACTTTTGTAGTCAAATGCTTCGTAAGGACAAGCCTATCAAAGAGGAGAAATCCGAGGGGGGGGGAAGATCGAAAGGAGGCGCGGCCTGTATGATCCTTTTCTGTCCTTTCGAGCAGATGCACTATTATATCGAACTCGGACAACGATATGGACTGAAACGCTACATCCCGCTCGTATTCCGCAAGGATTTCTCCGCGCAGGTACTCAAAGCCAACATGAAAGTCGTCGGCAACTGCGAATACGGATTGATTCTCTACCGCGACCGCCTACCGAAATTCAACAATGACGGGAGGATGATATTCAACTGCTTCGATTGGGTACGCGATACAGATACGCCGAAGATCCACCCGACGCAGAAACCCGTTCCCCTGCTGGAACGCCTGATCGAGATATTCACCGACAAAGGGGATGTAGTCATCGACCCGTGCGCAGGAAGCGGAACAACCCTGCTCGCGGCTGCCAATATGGGCCGAAAAGCATACGGATTCGAGATCAAAAAGGATTTCTGTGCCGAGGCAAGAGTAAAGGTATTACCAAGAATTTCAAAATCGCTATTCGTATGAAAAAGATTTTGGATGCTTGCTGCGGCAGTCGGATGTGCTGGTTCGACAAAGACAACCCCGATACGGTCTTCATGGACTGCCGCAGCGAGGAACATACCCTTTGCGATGGGCGCAGATTGGAGATCAGGCCCGATGTCGTCGGGGACTTCCGCAAGATGCCGTTTCCCGATAATTCGTTCTATCTCGTCCTGTTCGATCCTCCGCATCTGAATAACCTCGGCGAATCGTCATGGCTGGCGAAAAAATACGGTCGCCTCCTCCCCTCATGGGAGGATGACATCCGGCAAGGATTCGAAGAATGTATGCGTGTTCTCAAACCGAACGGAACGCTCATCTTCAAATGGAATGAGCAGCAGATACCCACCGCGCGGATCATCGAGATCATCGGACAAAAGCCCCTATTCGGGCATACGTCCGGCAAAGGCGGCAAAACGATATGGATGTGTTTCTTAAAAAACGAGAAATCGAATGAAACGCACCTATGAGATTCAGGTCTGCATCCCGTCCGGATGTCGGCTGGTTGGATGCAAGACTGACGGAGATATTGCCGTCGTAATCTTTGAAGATGTCAGCGGCCCCGAAATCCGGCAAATCGGATTCATCCGAGAGCCTACGGGAGAAATTGAAGATGAAGATAATGAATAACTCACAAAACGAATAAAACATGACGAGACCCTGCAAATGCGGCGAATGCGCCTTTTTCAAGAATGAAGATGCAAACGGCTACGGACATTGCATCATCACTCTGAATCAATACCGATGCGACGACCTCTGCAAATTCAAAGAGGATCATATGTCGGACGTGGAAACCCTACGAGCACTACATCATTACCAAAAATGGAGGCGCGGCGGGAACGGGAGGCCGCCGCATCCCTTTGTCGTCGGTCAGACGATAGACAATGCGATCCGCGCTTTGCGCCGCATAACCAAAGACACCCCGAAATTCTAACTCAAAACATCTATCATCATGTGGTTTACAACAAAAGTTCGTTATGAAAAGACGAGAGAGAACGGTTCTCTGAAAACCATCACGGAGCCGTATTTGGTCGATGCCCTTTCATTCACGGAGGCAGAGGCCCGCATCACCAACGAGATGATGCCCTATACGTCGGGAGCATTCTCGGTATCGGCCGTGAAGCGCAGCAACATCTCGGAAATCTTTTGGGATGAGAACGGCGATCACTTCTACAAGGCCAAGATCAACCTCATCACGCTCGACGAAAATACGGGCGCAGAGCGCAAGAAAGCGATCTATATCCTCGTACAGGCATCCGACCTGAATCAAGCCGCCAAGAACCTCGCCGAGGGTATGAGAGGTACAGTATCGGATTATGAGGTCGCCTCCATCGTCAAGACCCCGATTGTCGATGCCTATAAAATCGCCGAGAAATGAACGCGCGGCAATTCTTCGACAAAGTAGCTCTCATGCGGAAGCTGCAAAAGGAGTATTTCCGCACTCGGTCGAAAACCGCGCTCAATCAGAGTAAGGCGGTCGAGCGGGAAGTCGATGCCGAGATTGCGCGGGTGCATGACGCGCTCGGCACTCCGGCGACCAAGCAACCCGAACAACGGAACATATTTGAGGAGGGCGCATCATGGTAGGGCTGGCAGAGGTATTCATGGATTTGGAGCGGGTCATAAATTCCCTGATCTCATGGGTATATCAACGCCCACAATGCGGATGGGGTTATATCGAAACCCGCCGTCCCTGCAAAGGTTATCCGAAGAGGTCGTTTTGGCAGCGAATACGCTCGAATCCGATGCGACGCAATTACCATTAAGGCCGACAGTAGATAATGTAAAATACCCGCATTTCCGCGCGAAATAGCAATAAGTTTTGAATCATGGAAACAACCTACAATAAAGACATAGCTCATTGCAGCGGCTATTGCTGCCTGTTGAGCGACCAATGCCGGAGGTATCATCTCTTCCGCGCATGGGAGCGGCGTAAATTGCCGCCCGCTCCGTTTATTATGGCATGCTTCGATATGGATACCGAAACATGCCCGAATTTCCTCCATTTGGAACAAACGACACCACGAAAAATGGAAAAGAAGAAAATCGTCATCACCTTGTCGCGGGTGTTCCCGACGACGCATAGCCGGAAAGGCCAGCCGACTGGCTTCAAGGAAAAGCTCGCATCAGGCTGTAAGTTGCATACCATCCGAGGCAATTTCGACCAATGGAACGCCATCGCGGAGAAGATGCAACGGGGCGGCTATTGCCTCTCGATCCGCCAATGGTCGGGACGCCCGTACAACTCGCCGCAGGTAGAAATTGCCCACCTCGACCAGCCTATCGGCATCCAGCGGATAGAGCTGCATTATCATAGCGAAAACGATACGATCACCGCCCGCATCGACGGTCGGGAATGGATCGACGCGGACTGCTATGAAATCGCCAAAAACGACGGACTGAATACAACCGACTTCAAAGAGTGGTTCTTCGGCCGACACCCGAAAGGGGATAAAGTTTTTCACGGCGTCATCATCCATTTCACGGATTTTCGGTATTGATATGAGGCATCAGGAAAGCATCATCCAGCAGACCTGCGTCCGTTGGTTCCGAATGAAATACCCGCAGCTCGCCTTGCTCCTCTTCGCCGTCCCGAACGGCGGGGCACGGCTTCGATCCGAGGCGGCGATCATGAAAGCCGAGGGAACGATGAAAGGCGTCGCCGACCTCCTGCTCCTGTTCCCGGCAAAGCGGTTTCACGGCTTATGTATTGAGATGAAGACCCCGACGGGCCGACAGCAACCATCGCAAAAGGCATGGCAGGAGCGGGCGGAATGGGCCGGATACAAGTATGTCATCTGCCGCTCTTTTGACGAGTTCATGGCCGAAATCGACGCTTATTTGAAGTAAACTTTATTTTTTTGCCTTAATAGCTACCTATTAGGTACTATTTTTATACCTTTGTGGTATCTATCTTAAAAATGAACAGTTATGAGTAAAGAGAACAAGCCTCTGAAAGCCATCGACGCCGACTTCGTCTCGCTGGAATTGGATCGGTTGGAGCTGAACGAGGGTCAGCTCGACGGCCTCCCCGCGAATCCCCGCGAGATATTGGAGACGAAGCTCGACCTTCTGAAAAAGGATATTCAGGCATACCCCGAACTGATGAAATACCGTATGCTGCTGGTATATCCGCTCGACAACGGCAAGTATATCATCATCGGCGGCAATATGCGCTATCGAGCCATGCTCGACCTCGGCTACAAGGATGCCCCGTGCGTCATCATCCCGAAAGAAACCCCCATTGAAAAGCTGAAAGCCTACACGATTCTCGATAACTCCGGCTTCGGTCGGTGGGAGTGGTCGATGCTGGCGAACGAATGGGACGCCGATGCTTTGGCCGCATGGGGCCTCGATCTGCCGATGAATGAAAGCGAGATCGACGTAGATAGCTTTTTCGACAAGCTTGACAAGGAGGCCGAGAAAGACAAGGGCGAGAAGATCACCGTCTCGATTCCCGATGAGTATGCCGACCAAAAGGAGGAGATCAAATCCCGTATCGAGGCAACGCTCATGGGCGAGTTCGAGGGCATCAAGATCAAGTGATGAAAATCCATCTCGCAGGCAACAATCCCTATCCGGGCATAATCCTGATCCGCTTGTATGAGAGCTGGATCGGCGAACGTCTCGGAAAATTCGGGTGGGGGGTATTTAACGACCTGTATTTCAGAGTATTTGAATAGAATACCTCTTAAAGAGATTAACAAGGATGCTATGAGGATATTTCTTGCCGGAGGAATTTCAGGCAACCTCCGCGAATTTTGGCAAAAGGTTATGAAAGTTTACTGTGCATCGCCCAACAGCCGCAAAGAAGTCATCGAAGCGATGAACAGCTTTCTCGCGGGCGACAAGGACAAAATAATGCGGGAATCCATCTACGGAGCGGACTTCTTCGTCGGGGACGGGGATAGCACCCTATCAGGTATCAATGTCCTCGAAAGCTACTACTACCTGCGGAAGAACGAGGATTTCATGCCTCTCGTCAGGCATTTCGGGTCATTCCTGCTCGATAGCGGGGCTTATACGTTCATGGCCGGTTCCCACAAGGGCGGCTGTGATTGGGATGCCTATGTATCGGAGTATGCCGACTTCATCAACCGCTTCGACGTAAAACTCTTTTTCGAGTTGGATATTGACAGCGTCGTCGGGCTGGCGGAGGTCGAGCGGTTGCGGCACAAGCTCGAAAGGATGACGGGCAAGAAGCCCATCCCCGTATGGCACAAGAACCGAGGCAAGGAGTATTTCGTCAAGATGTGCGAGGAATACCCCTATGTCGCCATCGGAGGCATCGTAACGAAAGAAATTCCCCGCAAAGTCTATGAGACGGCGTTTCCGTGGTTCATCAACACCGCCCACAAGCACAAGGCGAAGATTCACGGGCTGGGATACACCACCGTCGCCAACCTGCAAAAGTATCGGTTCGATTCGGTCGATAGCACCGCATGGCTCTACGGCAATCGCGGCGGCTACATCTGCAAGTTCAACCCGCGCACCGGATTGATGGAGCAGATGAGCAAAGAGGGATGCAGGCTCAAATCGAGAGAGGGCGCGGTAAACAACTTCAACGAGTGGGTCAAGTTCAGCCGATACGCCGAAAAATTCCTGTAATTCCGATTCTTACTTAAAAAGCAACAAGGATATGAAAGATTCTGTCATCATCGTATCGGGAGGCATGGATAGCATCACCCTCCTGCATGAAAAGGCCGAGGAAATCGCATTGGCCGTAACGTTCGACTATGGGAGCAACCACAACAAGCGCGAGGCCGAGTGCGCCGCGCGGCATTGCCAGCAGCTCGGCATCGAACACATCATCATCCCGCTTGCATTCATCGGTCAGTATTTCAAATCCTCGCTTTTGGAGGGCGCGGACGCCGTGCCGGAGGGCCATTATGAGGCCGAAAACATGAAATCGACCGTCGTGCCGTTCCGCAATGGCATCATGCTTTCTGTGGCCTGCGGGCTTGCCGAAAGCAGAAAGTTGAGCAAGGTACTCATCGCCAATCACGGCGGCGACCATGCGATCTATCCCGATTGCCGCGCGGGATTCGTGCATTCCATGTCGGAGGCCATGCGGCACGGCACCTACATCGGGGTACAGATCGACGCGCCCTATACAGGCATCAGCAAATCCGACATCGCCCGCATCGGCAAACGGCTCGGTCTCGACTACTCCACGACCTACTCCTGCTACAAGGGCGGCGAAAAGCATTGCGGCAAGTGCGGGACATGCGTCGAGCGCAAGGAAGCCCTCCGAGATGCCGGAATCGAAGATACGACGGAGTATGAAACGGAATGACGCCAATCTCATCACGCTGAATGTCGTGTTTGTCGTGTGCCTGATCGTGGCGAACGTCGTTACGAGCAAGGTTCTCGATACCGGCATCCATATCGGCGGGGTTCCGATTCTCATTCCGGGCGCGGCTTTGACCTATGCCATGACTTTCCTATGTACGGATGTCATCGGCGAGATATGGGGCAAAAAAGAGGCGAACAAGGCCGTTATCAGGGGCTTTGTAGCCCAACTTGTCGCCCTCGTCCTGATTATCCTGACGATGTATCTCCCCGCCTATGACGAGGAAATGCAACGGGCCTACCGGATGCTGCTCGGTCAGACGCCGGTATTCGTATTCGGGTCGCTGGTCGCCTATCTATGCTCCCAAAGCTGGGATGTATGGATATTCCACAAGATACGAGGACGGTTCTGCGGCAATCCCAAACGGCGGTGGATATGGAACAACGCATCGACCCTGACCTCGCAGATCATCGACACGGCGATTTATATCTCAATCGCATTCGGCATCGGTCTCGGATGGTTCATGCAGGAGGGCGGCATGATGCTCGTCCTCGGCATGGTCATCGGGCAATACCTGCTCAAAGCGGGGTTGGCTCTATGCGACACGCCGTTTTTCTACCTCTTAACTCGCAAACATCAAGAAGAATAGCAATGTATTACGTTTCCAAACGAATGGAGATCGCGGGAAGCCATCGGCTGACCCTCTCCTACAAAAGCCAATGCCAGCAGTTGCACGGCCACAACTGGGTCGTAACGGTATTCTGCAAAGCAAAAAAACTGAATGCCGACGGAATGGTCTGCGATTTCAAGCGGATCAAGGACAAGATTCACGGCTATCTCGATCACGGCAACTTCAACAAGCTGCTGCCGTTCAATCCGACGGCCGAGAACATTGCCCGATGGATCGTCGAGCAGATTCCCGAATGCTACAAGGCGACGGTGCAGGAAAGCGAGGGCAACGTCGCAATCTATGTCGCGGACACCAACAAAGACGAGGAGGGCGCATTATGAGGGTAAACGAAATTTTCTACTCGATTCAAGGCGAGGGCCGCTATACCGGCACTCCGGCAATCTTCATTCGCCTTGCAGGATGCAATCTCCGCTGCAATTTCTGCGATACGGAGCACCAGCCCTACCAAGACCTCACCGAAGAGGAGATCATGCGGCAAATCGCCGATTTTCCGGCCTCGCACATCGTGATTACAGGAGGAGAACCGATGTTGCAGATCACGCAATCACTGATCCATCGACTACGCAACGGAGCGGGCAAGTTCGTACAGGTGGAAACCAACGGCACGATCCCGATCAAATGCTATCTCCCCGTCGATTGGATCACCTGCTCGCCGAAATTCGACTTTTGCCCTCATGCCGAGCTGCGGCTCCAACGCATCGACGAGCTGAAAGTCGTATATCAAGGTCAGGATATGACGGCATACGACGGCATCGAGGCCAAAGAGTACTACTTGCAGCCCTGCGATTTCAAGGACGAGGCACGGAACGCGGAAAACCTCGCGGCAACTATCAACTACATCAAATCACACCCGAAATGGAAGCTATCACTCCAAACGCAGAAGATATTATCGGTGCGCTGAAAACGCTCATCCGCGCCATCGGCGAAGACCCCGACCGCGAGGGCCTGATCGGTACTCCCGACCGCATTATGCGGATGTGGAAAGAGATATTCCGAGGCTACGATCCGGCGCAGAAGCCGAAGATCACCACATTCGCCAATGAGGAGGGCATGTCGGATATTGTGTTCGACTGCGGCGACTACTATTCGATGTGCGAGCATCATATCCTGCCGTTCTTCGGCCGGTATTACTTCGCCTACATTCCCAGCCCGAAAGGGCGCATCCTCGGCATCAGCAAAGTCGCCCGCGTGGTAGGCTACTGCGCCGCCCGCTTGCAGTTGCAGGAGCGGCTGGCGCGGGACATCGTGCAGATGCTTTCCGAGGCCCTGAACAACGAGGCTCTCGGCTTCGCTATCGTGATGAAAGGGCAACATCTGTGCAAGACAATGCGAGGAGTGCGGAACGACGGCAAGATGTCCGTAGCGCATTTTACGGGCGTCTTCAACTTGAACTCCGATCTACGCAAGGAATTTTACAAACTCATAGACCTGAATAGCAATGGCTAAATACAATGCGGCCAAAATCGAGGAGTGCGAGGCATGGGTAGCCGCTCATGGCCTGATCGACTACGGCGGGGCGAAGCTGAAAGAGTTTGTCCGCGAGATGGGGATCGACGAAAAGACCTATCGCCTGTGGATGAAAGGCAAACCGCAGTTCAAAGAGGCCATCGAACGGGCAAAGGAGGTTTTCAAGCAGAATCTTACCCATGATCTCGCCATCTCGCTATCCAAAGCCGCCAAAGGGTATGAGCATGAGGAAACCGAGCAGGAGTTCCGCGTCGGAGCGGACGGACAGCCGACTCCGTTCAAGATGAAGAGGAAGAAAATCCATGTGCAACCGAATATCGGAGCCGCGATTTTCCTCCTGACGAATCTCGATCCCGAACACTATCAGAACAGGCAGCGCAACGATATAATGCTCAAAAAGGACGACGAAAAACCGATGACACTCGATGAAATCAATGCAGAAATCGCACGACTTGAAAAGTTTGAGGATAAGGCGGATAAATAATGAGATCATCTATAATCGAGGTACGCGAACAGTTGATGAGGTTGAAGCGCGAGAAGTTGAAACTCGAAGCTCCGACCTCCTTTTCGCGTTTCCTCGGTTATAGCAATCCGAAATATGAGTTGGAGTGGTTCCATAAGCTCATCGCGGATCATTGCCAAATGCTGTTGGAGGGCAAGATCAAGAACCTGATGGTTTTCATGCCCCCGCAGCACGGAAAATCGGAAATCATCTCCCGTAATTTTCCCGCATGGGCACTCGGACAAAACCCCGACCTGAAAATTGTCGGCTGTTCCTACTCCTCCGACCTCGCGCAACAATTTTCGCGCTCAATTCAGAGGACGATAGACAGCAAGGAGTATCAGGCAATATTTCCCGCTACCTACCTCAATGGCTCGAATACCCGTATGGATGCACGGGGCTATTTGAGAAATATTGACCTTTTCGAAATGGTCGGCCATCGTGGTTTTTACAAAGCGGTCGGCGTAGGAGGTTCTTTGACAGGTACACCCGTCGATATTGCGATCATCGACGACCCGGTAAAGGATGCAAACGAGGCAAACTCCATCACTTACCGACAGCGGGTGTGGGATTGGTACAACACCGTCCTTTCGACCCGTCTGCACAATAATTCGCGGCAGCTCTTCATCATGACGCGATGGCATGAGGACGACCTCGCCGGACGCATCCTCAAAGCCGAGCCGCAGGAGTGGACGGTACTCGCCATCCCTGCGATCTGCGAACAGGAATACGACAGCGGATTGAGCGAACGGCATATCGGCGACGCATTGTGGCCGTCGCGCCACTCCATCGAGAAGTTGCAGAAGCAGAAAGCCCGTGCCCCGCGCGAGTTCAATGCCCTGTATCAGCAGCACCCGACCATCGAGGGCGGCAATATCGTGAAAAGGGATTGGTTCCGCACGATCTCGCTGGCAGAGTTCCGGTCGCTGCGGTTCAACGAGCCGATACACTTCTACCTCGATACGGCCTATAACAAGAAGAAAAAGGGCCAAGATAACGACCCCAGCGGCGTACTGGCAGCCTGCCGTATCAGGAATTACATCTATCTGATCGACGCGCAGAAAGTGTATAAGGAGATGCCCGACCTATTGCGGTTTCTGCCTCAATACATCGCGGCGCATGACGGCAATTCCGAGAGCAAGCTCCATGTCGAGCCGAAAGCCAACGGCGAGAGCGTGGTACAGATGCTTCAAGAAATTTCGACCCTCAATGTCAAGCGGACACCCACGCCGACCGATGACAAGGAGGTACGATTGCGGGCCGTTTCGCCGCGTGTGGAGTGCGGGCGGGTGTTCATCGTCGAGGGATCATGGAACGACGATTTTCTCGATGAAGTATGCGGATTTCCGAGCCAGCCGCACGACGAGTTCGTCGATATTCTCGGATATGCGATCAACGACCTGTATGACGAGGATGATGATATAGATTACGACATATTGAGCAAGTCGAGTTTAGGGATGTAAACCAAAAATTTAAGGATATGATGCTATTTGATTTGTTTCGCAATTATCTCAATGCTCTTGTAGGACGAAATCAGGAGTTTGAGAAGCTGTTGGCCGCCAAAGATATTTCGGCGGTCAAGGAGCGCATGGGCAACCGTATGGATATGGCGATTGCCGCGCTCAAAGAGTATGAAGTAACCTCCCATGAAATCATGAAGCGGGAGGACAAGATCATTACCGACAAAAAGGGGAATTTCATCCGGCTCGAACCGGTATGGAAGCTGCCGATACCTTATCAGGTTTACATCAATGAAATCGCACTCGTATTCCTCTACGGCCGTCCGGTGAAATGGACGCAGCAATCCACAGGGACAGATCGGGCGTTCCAAAAATTTCAGGATGTTATCGAGCGCACTCACTTCAACAGCAAACTCCGCCAATGCAAACGCATCGCCGGATCGGAGACCGAAAGCGCGATGCTGTTCCGTGTTTTCCGCGATGCGAACGATGCGCCGGACGTTCAGATTCGAGTGCTTGCCAAAAGCAAGGGTGATGAGATTTACACGCGATGGGATCAGTACGAAAACCTGATCTCCATAGCTTGGGGCTACTATGTGCGGGAACAGGAAAACAGCCTCGTCTATCACTTCGACATCTATACCCCGAATATCATCTACCGATGCACGCGGAAGAGCATCGGATGGGAGGTCGTCGAGGAGGTGAATTTCATCGGCAAGATTCCGCTCATCCTCTTCCAGCAGGACAAGGAATGGAATGGCGTCGAAACGCTCATCCATCGTGAGGAGCTGATCGGCTCACGCACCGCTGATACAAACGACTATTTCGCCGATCCTATCGCCATCATGGCCGCCGACCTTATCAAGAACCTGCCGGAGAAGAAAGAGGCGGCGAAACTGCTCGTGACGAACGATTCCGAGGGCGTGGATAAGGCAGCGAAGTACCTGACATGGGATAGTGCGCCGGAAAGCAAGAAACAGGAAATCGAATGGTTGCAGAATCATATCCTTTCCAAGTCGTTCACCCCGAATATTTCGCTCGACACGCTAAAATCGTTGAGCAATCTATCGGGAAAGGCCCTGCGGACGGTGATGTTGCTTGCCGACATCAAGGCGGCCAAGCACAAGGAAACCCACGACGAGCTGTTATCCCGCACCTCTTCGCTCATCACGGCCATCATCGGCAACGTCCTCGATGTGCATCTGAAAACCGAGTGCGAGAATCTGAAAATCGGGCATGAGTTCCAAGAGCCGTTCGGGGACGACATCGCGGAAGCCCTCGAAAATATCATCAAGAGCCTCGACGGTGGCATCATGGCGACCGAAACCGGCGTAGAACTGAACCCGCTCGTCAAGGACAAGAAGCTCGAAATGGAGCGTCTGAAAGCCGAAGAGGAGGAGCGGGCGCAAAAGCAGCAACAGATATTCGGTGACATCGAGGGTGCAGGCCCGCAATCCGCATCGGACGGCGACGACCCCGACGATGATGAAAACGGAGATGAAGATGACCCGAAGAAAAAGCAGCAACAGAAGAAGTAGGTAGCAGATGGCAAAAAAAGCATATTCTCCCGACCCGAAAGCGGAAACCATCAAGCGCATTCAGCGCACAGAGGCTTACGCCGAGAAAGTGAGGCAGCTATTCGCCGCAACGGTGAATGAAATCCTCGCTCTCAATAAATCCGTGCCGACGCTGGACGAGGGGGTCATGTACTCTTTCGACGGGGATAATATGCGAATCCAAAAGAAAGTCGAGGCATTGCTCCGGCAACTGCATTCGACGACTACGACAGCTATCAAAAAGGGGATCACGCTCGAATGGGAAAAGGCCAACGACGCATGCGATAAACTCATTTCCTCATGTTTTGGGAAAGAGGTATTATCCAGTCCGGAGTTCAGCGCATGGAACAACCGCAATATGGCGGCGATGAATGCTTTCGCCAACCGAACGGAGAACGGCCTCAATCTCTCAAAACGGATATGGCAGTCGGTTCAGCAGCTCCGCGATGAAATGGAGATCGCCATGACCGTCGCCATCGGCGAGGGAGATTCGGCGCAATCCATATCCCGCAAAGTCCGGCAATACCTGAACGACCCCGACCTGATGTTCCGCCGTTTCCGCTTCAAGAAAGGCGAAGACGAGCAGGGCAAGCCTATCTACGGGCGGAAGTGGAAAAAGCGCATCAAGGACGAGAAAACGGGCAAATACCGATGGATCGACTACGACCGTAGCGACTACAAAACCGGATCGGGCGTTTACAAATCATC